TACATACGGTTCTAAAGTAGGTAGACCGCCTAAGAAGAAGAACAAAGCAAAGCAGATGCTAAACAAAAAGAAGCCTAAGAAAAGCTAATGGTACTTGAGCTAGCTGCTATTGTAAGTACAGTCAACGCTGCCACTACTGCACTTAACCGTGTAGCCGGTGCTACATCTGACATACAGCAGATTAGCTCATTCTTAGGTACTCTGGGTGAAGCACAACACGATTTACAAAAGATTAAGAATACTCAACCTTTGTCTGCTGGAGACGCTATACAACACCAGCTTGCACAGAAGCAAATTGCAGATACCTTAACTGAAGTTAAAGATATATTTACTATTTCAGGTAATGGACATCTGTGGGCTAACGCTATGCAAGCTATGGCTGATGCTAGGGTTGCTAGACAGAATGAGATAAACAGGCTTACAGCGGAGAAAAAAGCTAAGAACAAGCAACTTAAAGAGGCATTTGTAATCATATTAGTTGCTTTGCTTGTAGTACCAGCAGCACTGTTTGCTTTATTACAAACACTTGTAAAATAATTAAAATAACTCTTGACATTTACTGAAAAGTATGATATAATATATAGGTACTTTAAGTACATCCAGTATTCTTTAACTAAAGGTAAAATACAATGAATAAAGAGTTAGAAACATATTTTGATAATTACTTCGCTATGTTTAGATCAGAGGGCTGGAAACAGCTAATCTCAGATTTAAGAGGTAATGTTGAAAACATCAACTCAGTAGAGTTAACTGAAGACGCTAATAACCTGTACTTCCGTAAAGGTCAGTTAGCTATCTTAGGTACACTCTTTAATCTTGATACGCAGATCTCAAGTTCTCATCAAGAAGCATTAGAGTCTAATGATGATAATGTAGACCAAGATGAGGTTATTTGATTTTAGATGTCCTGATGGGCATAAGTTTGAAGATTTAGTAAAGTCCGATGTCACAGTTAGTAGGTGCAACTGTGGCTTGGACGCAAAGCGTATTGTATCTCCTGTGAGGTCCAAGTTAGAAGGTATCAGTGGAGATTTTCCTGATGCACATGACAAGTGGGCTAAACGTAGGAAGCAACAAATCGCACATGAACGAAAACAATACTCATGAAGTACTTTCGTTATAATAAAGTTCTCCATAATACTAAGGTACGGAGTTAATAATGGCTAAGATTATAGACGTTGAGCGTCAAGAAGAAGAACAACAACAGGTTGAAGAACAGTTAAGTCAGTTTGAAGCCACAGAAGAACAAGAAGAACAGGTAACTCCTGAACAACAGGAACCTGAACTTGCAGAGAAGTATCAAAATAAATCTGTATCAGAACTAGCACAGATGCACCAAGAGGCTGAAAAGCTACTAGGTCGGCAAAGTTCTGAGGTAGGTGAATTAAGAAAGGTTGTAGATTCTTACATACAGACACAACTCACACCAGAGCAAGCAGCACCAAAACAAGAAGACGAAGAAATAGACTTTTTTACAGACCCTAATGAGGCTGTAAATAGAGCGATTCAGAACCATCCTAAGATAAAGGAGGCTGAAGCAGTCACAAACCAGTATCGCCAGAGCACTGCAATGGCACAGCTAAAGAGTAAGCATCCAGAGATGGAAGCTATCTTGCAGGATACAAAGTTTGCTGAGTGGATTCAAGCATCCCCAACTAGGACCAGATTGTTTGTTGAAGCAGATCAACAGTACAACACCGATGCCGCAGACGAACTTTTCAGTAATTGGAAAGAGCGACAGAACATAGTACAACAGACTGCCCAAGTAGAGCAACAAGCTCGTAAACAAACTGCAAAAGCTGCTAGTACAGGTAACCCCCGTGGTAGTAGTGAATCAGCTCCAAAGAAGATCTATAGACGCGCAGACATTATTAACCTTATGCAAAAAGACCCTGATCGTTATGCACAGCTTGCACCAGAAATACTGCAAGCATACGCAGAGAAACGGGTACGCTAATTATATATCTTAGGAGATATTTATTATGACTGATTCCACATATCCCGCAACTGGCGGATTCGTAAACAACACAAGTGCAGCTACTTTTATTCCAGAGATCTGGAGTGATGAGATCATTGCTGCATACAAGAAGAATCTTGTACTAGCTAACCTAGTTAAAAAGATGTCTATGTCAGGCAAGAAAGGCGACACAATCCATGTGCCTAAGCCTGTTCGTGGCGCAGCACACGCTAAAGTAACTAAGACTGCTGTAACAGTACAAGCAGATGTTGAAGGTGAAGTACAAATTGCTATTGATAAGCACTTTGAATACTCACGTTTGATTGAAGACATTACAGATGTACAAGCTCTTAGCTCACTACGTCAGTTCTACACAGAGGACGCTGGTTACGCTCTAGCTACTCAGGTAGACACAGACCTACACAGCCTGGCTACTGGCCTTGGTTCTGCTGGTACTTCTTCTAGTACTTACTTGAACAACGGTGGTACGTTCTTCGTAGATGCAACTAATGGTTTAACCACTTATGCTGCTGACACTGTAACTGCTTCTGACATCTTTACTGATGCTGGCTTCCGCGCTATCATTCAAAAGTTAGATGATGAAGACGTGCCTATGGATGGACGTAGCTTTGTAGTTCCTCCTTCAGTTCGTAACACCATCATGGGTATTGACCGTTATGTAAGCTCTGACTTTGTTAACAATGGCAAAGTAGGCGGTGGACAGATCGGTGAGCTATATGGTATTGACATCTATGTCAGCACTAACTGCCCTGTTGTTGAAGCCGCTGGTGATAACACTGCTGCTACTGTAGACATGCTAGGTGCTCTACTATGTCACCGTGATGCCTTGACTCTTGCAGAGCAGGTAGGTGTACGTTCTCAGACCCAGTACAAGCAAGAATTCCTTGCTAACTTGTTTACTTCAGATACCTTGTACGGTACTCAAGTACTTCGTCCTGAAGCCGGTCTTACCTTGGTTGTTCCTAAGTAACAACCGTCTAGCTGGGGGCTGCTTAGGTGGCCCCTTAGCTTTATCTTTAAGGAGTGTATTATGTTGCAATCTTTGATTGGACCTATAGCTAACTTAGCTGGTACTTTCCTTAAAAATAAAGCTGCTGAAAAGCAAGCTGTACATGAATCCAAGTTACGCCGTATTACAAATGACGGTGATTGGGAAACTCAACAAGCTGCTGCCTCACAAACCTCATGGAAAGATGAATGGTTTGCTGTAGTTTTAAGTTTGCCATTGATAGGTGCTTTTATACCTTCTATGGTTCCCTACGTTGAACAAGGATTTACTGTATTGTCTACTATGCCTGATTACTACAAAGCCTTTCTAGGTGGCGCTATAGCTGCAAGTTTTGGTATTAAAACCTTGTCTACTTGGGGTAAGTAATGGCTGAGTCTTTTTCTTCTTTTGATAATCCTTTTCTTGAATACCGTAATACTTTAGAGGGTGGTGCTAACTACGCTGATATTAATGATGTAGATAAAGTAGATGATTACTATGATACTGCGTTTAGAAAAGCATTTTCTGATATAGGTTACTTAGCTGATATAGATATTATTGGAGGTGAAGGAGGTGTTGGAGGTGGTCAAGTAGACTATGACCCTACTCGCGCACTTAGCGAACAAGAGTACCGTGGCTTTGTTGGAGATGCTCCTGCTTACTTAGGAACACAAAGAGATGTTACTCCTGAAGCTATTAAGTCTGCTTTTGCTTCTATAAAAGATCTTAACAATCCTCAAGAATTACAAGCAGTTTTAAGTCAATACTACGGCTATGATGTTCAAGCTGAATCTCAAAAGTTAGATTCTTTTGGTGGTAACTTAGCTACACATACGTCTTCTTCTAAAGCAGACTTACAGCAGTTTCATTCTCTTGTAGAGCCTATCCTACGAGAACAAGTTCCTTACATACAGGCTACTAAAGGTCTTTCTTATCAAGAAGCTTTAGCAGACGCTTATGCTAACGACCCTATGCTTCAATCATTATACTTTAAGTATGATGTTAAACCTTTTAGACAAAGTAAAGATGGTTCTACTTATCTTTATGATCCTTTTAGTTTTGGTGAGATAAGAACTTTAGAAGTTGAAGATCCTTCTGCTGTAGACATAGGTGTTTCTATTTTCAAGTCAGCAGCGTTAGCGGCTGCTTTAGGACCGTTAGGCACTATGATAGGAACTTCTGTAGCAGGAGCAGGCGCTGCGGGTACTATAGCAAGTTCTATGGCTACAAGCGCAATGACTGCTCAGATACTAGGTGGAGATCCTGCATTAGCTGCGTTAATGGCTGGTTTTACTACTGGTGTTACTGAAGCAATGACCGGTGGTTTTTCTTCTGGAGGTGTAGAAACATCAGTAGGCTCCGGTACTATTGGTTCTACCACTGCTGAACAAGCTTCAAACAATGCTGCTACCACAGGAAATGTTGTTTCTAATGTAGCTGAAAGTGTTGCAAGCAGCGGTAATAATCTTATATCTGAAGTTCTTGTAACAGCCCCTAGATTATCTGGCATGTCTGTTGAAGCTATTACTTCTAGTGTTATAGGGGCTATAGGATCTGAGGCTTTTAATAGTTTATCTTTTGATGATCTTTATGATTATGTAAGTGAAAATGGCACAGAAGCTCAAGCTAAACTTTTAGAAGACGCTGATACTGCTAGATATGACGCTTTAGATAGATCTGTAGAAAGAATCATGGAAGACCAAGGAATTAGTAGAAAAGCTGCTACTACTTTTATGAACAGGTTAATTAAAGACGATTTACTTGAAGGGCATCTAATTGGTAACGCAG